CTTCGCCCTTTTCGTCGGGCATCGTGACCACGATGTATTTCATTGTTCGGCTCCCACGTCGGCGAACGGGTAAGCGGAACCCGTGCGCATCTTGTGTGAGTCCACAAGCGCCCGGATGCGCGGGTATGCTTCAGAGGTTATGTCGCAGCCCGCCGCCAGGTTCAGAAGCGATCCAATGCGTTGCAGGGCCATGTTCGCGCCGGATGCTGCATTGACCATGCCGAGCAAGCGCTGCGGATGGATGATTACCGGGCACGTAAGGCTTTCAAGATAGTCCTCGCCATCGCCTTGATAGGTCCAGAAGTTACCGTCCATCGCCATTTGGCCCATGCGGCTCATGAACTCAGTGCGGTTCTTCTGCTGCGGCAGCTTGGGCGCTTGGCCGAGCGGGGGACGCCATAGTTCTGCGCCCTCCAGGTACGTATAGCCCTTCGCCTCCAGCGTGCGGATCGCGGCGATCGCGGCCGGGATGCTGTTCGGTTTCTTTTCGGCTGTGATGCTCATTTGATTACCTCGTATCCATCGGGAATTTGTTTAAACTTCTGGCGCACTTCGATCACTTCGAACTCGGCGCTCGGCGTGTGATACCAAGCGCCAATGTGGTTACCCTCACGAGCCGCCTTGAACTGCTCAATCGCCTCTTCGCGCGTTGCAAAAACGATCACGCTGCTGGGTGGCGAATCGCGGGTAACCTTCGGCGTATAGAAGTCGGAAAACGGCTGGCCCCACCAATAACCCTCGCTCTCGGTGAGCCACGCGGGCGTGCCCTTCTTCGTCATGACGCTCTTGTCATGGGCGATGGCCTCTTCGCACTTGTATAGGATCGCAAACTGAGTCATGCGGGCAACCTGTAGAGGTAGAGCGACGGGTCGCCTTCGAAGATCATGGCGCCGGAATCAAGCAGCGACTCAACGACGCCGTCGATTTGGTTCTGATGATCACGGTCGATCTCGCCCGCCATGAACATCGCGTCGCGCACCGCGGCTTTGACGGCCGCCTGGTCAGCGCAATACGTCGGATGCGCCGCGCCATCGTCGTCCATCGCAATGAACAGGAACTGCGCTGGGGAATGCGATTCGATTGCGTTCAGTGCTGACGCGCGCAATTCGTCAAGCGTCGCAACAATGGCGTCAGGCTCGCCTTCAGGGCTGTTACGGTCGGGGATTTCGCAGACGTTCGTCAGGAACGTTTCGAACCATTGCGGTAGGCCAGCGGTCGGCTTCTGCGACACGTGAACGGGCAGCGGAGAATGCTTCGGCTTGGCCGCTTGCTTCGCGCGGATCTTCTCCACCATCGTCCAGACGCGGGCGAGTTCCGTTTCGCCGTCCACGTGCATATCCAGATCGTTCGCGAGACAGAGCGCGGCCAGCGTAACCATTACGCCGCCGACCTCCTGATGCTTCTCGCCGACCGGGCGGCCATAGACGTAATCGACAAGCTGATGCGCCTCGCTCGCGCTGCATCCGCACGCCTGAATGAGTTCGAGGGCTTCCTCAATGAAGCGGTGATTGCGCTCCTCGCGGTCGCCCGCGATCATTTCGCCGAAGCACGCCATCATCCACGGCTGGACGCGGTCCTGAAATGGCGATGGCAGACGCGCCAAGGACTCTGTGACCACGGAGCGACCATAATTCAGCAGCTTGAAGCGCTGGTCGCCGTCCGGGTGATAGGAAGACAGGAAAGCGCCTTGCCAAAGCTTGTCGAGGACGATTTCAGGGATTTCGATGCTCATGACTTTGCTCCAATAACGGGCTGGCGGTCGAGCTTCTCGATTTCGGCGATCAGCAGCGCGGCGGCCTTCACAAGGTTGCGGCGCTTGTCCTTCGGCTTCCACCATGAGACGTTCCACGGCCACGTGATAGGCACGACAGAGAAAATCCAGTCTTTGCCTGCGGTGCGGGCATAGGAGATAGCGGCCATTGCGAGTTCTCCGGGTTCGAGCGCGTCATCGTTGTACGGAGTGAAGCCTTCGCGCGTGCACTGCTCGGAGCGTTCGCGCAACACGTCGGACTGGGCTTGCGTCATCGCCAGTTGGTGCGAGTCGTGCAGAGCGTCGATTACCTTGGCCGTCTTCGGGTCGCAGTCGCAAGCGGGCCAATCGCATTCGGCTGGCGCGTTCCCGCCTGCAGTGCCTTGCCTGCGTGCTGCGCATTCAGACTTCGGCGGGTCAGCGCGTAATGCGCATGCCTTGAAGCCTTCCCAGCGGGCGATGAATGTGTGCGCTTGCCACGCGCCATGCGCCGTTGCGGCATAGCCTTCGCCGACACGGATGCACTGATTCGGAATAGGGTAAATGGCTTCGAATGCGTCGCGGCGGTCGGCATCCGGCCCGGCGTGCAGTTGAGCGGCCATGTTGCACGCGACCTTAGCGGCGCGGCGGGTATCATCGTTCTGCGTGCCGTTGCCCCAAAACTCATTCAGGCTCGTGACCCACCACGCATCCAGCGCTGCATGTTCCGGGTGGATCTTCAGGTCCTTGATAGCCTCCAGAATCGGTTCAGCGCCGCCCGCGTCGTCCGGGTCGATACCAAGTGCCTCATCGATCGCGGAAAGGCACTGGACGGCGTCGTGGAACATGCGCGTCATGGCGTCGAGCGCGGCGTCTTGCTGCTTCGCGTACTTGACTGCGTAAAGTTGCAGGTCGAGCCTTTGCCACATTTCGCCCAGCTTCGGATGCGAGAAGATGGAAGTCGGCACGGCGGGCATTGATGTGCCATCGGCGACAAGGCCGGCCGCCAGGTCGCGTCCGAACGCCATGACGGCGTCAGCGTATGCCCACGGGTGATCGTATGCGTGAGTCACGGGGAGCCCGTGCTTGAGCGCAAGGGCTTGGATGTCAGGGTCTTTCACGTTTTCCTCGGTACATTAAGGGAATCTGCGGCAACGAAAGAATAATATCTGCGCGGACCGCAGAACGCAATTGAAATTTACAGAATTCAAGACGCAAAAAACCCCGCCGAAGCGGGGTGGTCATGGGGAGAGGTTATGCGCGAGGTTGTTTGCAATCCGTGAAGCATTCCCGGTGAGCCGGTCCGCCCCGCTCGCCGTAGTCCTGGTCCTCGCAACGGCGGCAGACATAGACCGTTTGCGAGCATCCGCACCGATCTTTCGGGCACTGGCGGCCGCCTGCGGATTGCCAGTCATGCCCGACGATCGCGCAGCTAACCGACTCGTCGCCAGCCAGCACGCGCGCTTGTTCAGTGAGGCGAACGAGGCTGAGCATTAGGCGTCGATGCTGTTGACTGGCGCGTTCTCGAGGATGGTTCCCCGCAATGCCCGGCGCGCTGCGCGGTCCCGCTCTTTCCGCTCTTTCTCGGCGGCGTACGCGCAACGGACGAAGAGAGAATAGCAATCGTCCTCGCCCATATAGATTTCGAGGAGGACCCAGCCGTTGCCTACGGGATAGATCGGGCTCCAATCAAGGCAGTGGTCGAGAGCTTCCTCGTGATAGCGCGTGGCGAATGCGTCGTTCTCGTTTTCCATCGAGCCGATATGGACTTCGAGACCGAAGGCTTGAAGGAACGACGCGATGTTCGTTCCTTCGTCGCAAACCGGGATCGCATCATGAGAGAGCCAGCCATTCTCGTCGCGCATGGCCGTGCGAGGGGCCAGCAGGCGTTCGCGCAGGCCCTCCAGGACGATAGGGCTGTCCTCGTCTGGTGGAATCCACTGCAGGGCCATGCGAGCCATGCGCGGCTCAAGCACGGACTCAGGGAACTTCTGCGAAAGCTGGATGAATCCCATGAGGAGGGCCGTGCGGATCGCGCCCGCGTTCTCTGCGGTGGCCTCTGGCGCGTATCCGATGGCGATGTTAAGGGTTTCTTTTTCCATCGTTTTCTCTTGTTAAATAAGGCGAATTACAGGCCGTTTGCTGCGTTGTATGCGCGAACACGGGAGGCGTTTTCTTCGATGATCTGGCCGCGAAGCGCCTTGACCGCGTCGTGCTCGCCGATGCCGCACTGCTGCGCCAGGTATTCAACTGCGATCGCCATGCCTTCCATCTGAATGAGTTCGACGGCCGCCCGCTGCTCTGCCGGCGCTTCGGTCGAGAGACCCTGTCCGAGGATCGCCAGAAGCTGCTGGAGCGCGGTGGTCGTCACCGTCTCGTTGTGCCTCTTCTCTTCGATGACGGCGCGCGAGCCGGGCGTTGCTGCGGAAAGGTCGATAACGTTGCTCATGAAAAATCCTTTATGGATAAGGGGTTCTACTGCTTGATTGGATTGCGAAGCTTTTTGTTGTACTGCTCGTGAGTCAGAAAACAGACTGGCCTCAGTGTCTCGGACGTGAAGAGGAGCCGGTAATGCGGTCCAACGGGGACCGATATCGCGCTGCCTTCCATGGATTTCATGATCTGGCCGCCGAGCTTCAGCGGGTGAGTGCCGGTCGCGACCGCGTCGATAATCGCTTTGGCCCTGTGACGTATTCCGGTGATTGGACACTTCGTAAGATCGAGGCGGTCGGCCATGGCTTATTCGCCCTGTTCGTACGTGATCGCGGGAGGCACTTCTTTCGCAAGCGCTTGGAGCCCGGCATTGCGAATCAGGCCCGAACCGTAGGCGTTGATCTCCAGTTTCGCTTTAGATACCGTGGTTTCCATGTGCTCTTGGAACAGCTTCGCGACGAACGGCAGGCCAGAAGTCAGTGCAGCCTCAGACGAGCGCACCTTGCCGCGCAGCAGCGCTTTCTGCTTCTCGGAGATTTTCAGTTCGTTGATCGTCGCGGTGAGGTCAGCCAGCGCTTCCAGCGACTCGCGCATGTCGTCCGCTGCTTCCTTCGCGAACTGCTGCGAACGGCGAGCGGGCCGGGGCAGCCCGGGACGAAACTCATGTTCAACATGGCGAATCGTGCATTGCGAGCCGAAGCCAATGTTCATCGCGCTCACGAATTCCGCCCATTGCGATTCAGACAAATCGACTTCGACCAGTTCCTTGCCGCCATGGGGCCAGTCGGTCGATAGGTTGCGACGCATGTCCGACTCGCGGATGGTGATTCGAACGAACGCGTTGTGCTGAAAGTCCGAGCCGTACAGGAAGGTTCCGCCGCTCACGCGTGACGCGCCGATCTGCCCGAAGCACGGATGCGTTACCCGCGATTCATCTTTGCTCGTCTGCGTTACGACGGGTTCTTCGGTGCGCGCCCACGGTGCCGAGTTCGCTTGCTTCAGTTCATTTGTCATTGGAAAAAGCCTTGTTAAATATGGGGAAGTGCCCCGCGAACGGGGCGGGCGATCACGCTTCTGTGAGGAGTGCCTTGAGCTGATTGAAGCGAGCGAGACGCTTCTCGCTGTCTTCGATTTGCTGCTCGAACACCAACGCTGCGCTTTCGATTTCGTCGGCGAGCCGGATGAGCGATTGACCCTTCAGGCGAAGCGCTGTGGCAATCCCGCCAAAGGAGTCGGCGGGCGTGCTGGGTTCGAGTTCGAGCGCCGCGACAACCGCGTCACGATCGACGGGCACTGTTGCGTGAATGTCGCCGATCCCCGACGGCTTCTCTTCCACCAGGGCATCGGAGTTCAGCTTGGGCACGGCGAGCGGAACTGAAGCCCGCGGGACGATGCGCTGGAACAGGCCGCGCTCAACCTCTTTGACAAGCCCGGCTTCCTTCAGGCTGTTGAGGCAGCCTTCGAGCGCCTTCATATCCGGGCGCGTGCTGCTCGTGCGGGACATGGAGGTCAAAATCTTGCTCGCGGTCCACGCCTCTTGCTGCGGCACGAACTCGAAAATCTTCTTGCAGATCGTGCTCATGCCTTCGAGCGCGAGTTTATGTTTCGTGGGCGTCATTTCGCTGCTCATTCCTTCTTTAAGGCCGTCATAAAGCCCGCGCATGTAGACGCTGGCGTGTGATTTACTGCTTGGCATGGATGCAATCCGTACAGCCCGGGTCGGTAAAATTCTTTTCGTACCGACATTCGAGGGAGTTGACGAAAGGGATGAGGACCATGCGCGGCAGGCGGGTAGGCTGGCCCATGTAATTCATATGGAACCAGCCGTCCTGTACGAGCAACGGATCTCCTATGCGCGGCAAGTTGTGGCAACCGTTCAACTTCACGGTTCTATTCCTGCGGCTGTGAGGGCGGCCAGCGCATCAACGCGGACATCCAAACTGACCGTCGCGTCCTGCGCGACAGAGCGGAGAACGGCGATCATGTCGGGAATCGCCGCGTACGCTTTGGACTGCGCCTCTGCGTCGATGACTTTCGTGGTCGGGATGCGCGCAACGACAACCGGGCCTTCCGGCCCTTCAGCCGTGATCGCGATATCGGCACGGAAACGTCCTGCGACCTTGTAGGGGCCGGGATACAAGCCGTGGAACTGCTCTCTTCTGCGTCCGTTCATGGTTACCATCCTTTTTGTGTGTACGTGACGGGCTCAGAGCCTTCGTCAGTTTCAGCACACGGCTCACGCCACCAATCCGCGTCTTCGCCTTCCGGAACATCGGAAAAGCGCATGAAGCCGTGTTGGAAGGGCGGGTAGTCGTCATAGCCTTCGACGCGCGCCGCTGCTTCTGCTTGGGAGAGTTCGACGTGACCCTCAACGACGAGGGTCAGGACGTTCTCGCTGGAGAGAAGATCGACGCGCATCACGCCAGCGCACTGAGCCTCTGGCCGCGCTTCGCGCGCTCGGGTGCCAACTCGCCCGTTGCGGTGTAGCTCGGGCTCGGGTGAGGCGCTTGAATGGACGTGCGCTCCGGGCGCGATTCAGCAGCAGCGCCTTTCAGTTCGGATTCCAGTCGGACAATGCGTGCTTTGAGCATCGCGACGTTCGCCGAGTAGTAGTCGAGATTGCATTCGGCTTCGAGCAGCGTCAGCTTTGCGTGCGTGAGGCGCTTTTTGCTTTCCCGCTCGGGGCAAGCGTCGCGGAACAGATCGAAAAACTTCGAAATTGCGGACATTGTGCTTCTCCTACAGGGTTGGAAGGGAAAAATCTACTTCTGGCGCAGATTCTTAGGCGACAAAATACGCCGGGTGGTCGAGTTCGCGATTCAACTCATCGCAGCGCTCGCGAACTTGGACCGGATCGCTCCAGTTTTCAGCGAAGCGCGGGTTAGTCGTGCAGCGAATCGTCAGGGTGGGCGACTCAATGCGAGCGTTTAGTTCGGCCCAGCCGCGAGCGTCCACGGTGCAATGACGCATCGCAGCCTTCGCCGCCATCAGTGCTGCGGTCCGCGTGCAGCCAGTCGCAGCCTGCAATTCGTTCGCGAGACGCGCTTCGCTGTTGATGAACGCGTTCTCTGCCGATGCCATCGCCGTCTGGCGCTTTTTGTTGATCGCTGCGAAGTTGAGAGTCATGCCGTGCCTCAATGCGTCAGGTGGGCCACGCCAACGAACAGCGCGCCGTAGAGGAAGGAACCGAGCACCGAGCCCGTGAAGCCGATGTAAAACGCGTTCAGGAGGGCTTGTTTCATGCCGAGACTCCCGCTTTCGGTGTCCAGTAGCAGACGGTCAAGCCGAAAATCTTTCCGAGCGTCGCGTTCACGTGCTTGTCGGCGTTCGGTGCCGCGCTCCAGTGGCCGGGCGCAACGGTGAAATGCACTTGATTCGTTTCCACGCGCTGCAGTGTCTCGGTAATCATCGAATCAACGAGATTGGAGAGAGCCACGCGATAGATGGCGTACTTCGCTGCAGGACGGCCAGCACGTTCAAGCGCCTTCTCTGGCGAGCACTTGAAATGTCTGCCGAGCTTGATAGCGGCCTGACGGTGAATGCTGGAGGACACGGCTGCTACGGTTGCGACGGGCTTATTCATGGGGAGTCTCCGTTCAGTGGTGTGGTGCGATGTAGTGATTCTGCCTAAGACGCATATGCTCGTCAAGCAGAAAGTTACATAAATCAACGAACTCTGTTGCACACGCCCTGAGTGCCCCGCGTCACAAGGTAGAGCGCTGCGCCCACACATATGGCGGACAGGCCCAAGAACGCTACAAATACGACGATTGCGGTGTGGTTCATTGCGATGACTGGGTAGCTGCTGTGAGGAGGCATTCTGCAGTTGAGGATAGGGCCAGTCAATCAGAATCTGCGCTTGACGAAGAAAACCGTTGTCGTTAGCATTCACACACTTTCTGCCGCTCGATAAGGGAAAGTTGTCGGGCAGAGCCCGTTCTCGTTTACGTCTGTTGTCGCCCGTTGCCGTTGTCGTGACCCGAAACTGGTTACCGACAATGCAATTGACAACGGCGGAAGCATGGCGGGAAACCCGGTAAATAAGGAACAGTGGGTATTGGTGCGCACTCTTTGGGAGAGTGACCCAGTCATCACGTTCGCTGAAATAGCCGAGCAGCTAGGCGTGACAAGGCAGTGCGTGCGTCAACGCTCCGTTAAGGACAAGTGGCAGAAGCGCTTGGACATGGGAGTGATTGAGGCTAAAGCCCATGCAGCAGCGGATTCAAAAGTTACAGAAATTCCCCGTGAGGGCGAGAGCCAGGCATTACCGGTTTACATGACCCCGGAAAAGCTCACCGAACGGCCGGCGCATGACAGGGAGTTGCCGATCATCCCGCCCGGATCGTCGCCTGAGCAGGCTGGGCAGATTGCAGAGGACGCGGCAGTCGCCAAACGGGCGAAGGTGATTGAGCGGCAGAGGATTGAGTGGGACCACGTCCGGAAGCTGGTGTATGACGCCATCCGGGCAGCAGGAAAGAAGAACGCGGTGGAAACTGCGCGCTACGCAAAGACGGTCTCAGAGGCAATGAAGATCGTGCAGGAAGGCGAGCGGCGGGCGTGGGGGATGGAAACGGAAGGCGGCAACGGGGGCGGTAAGACTCCCCCGGCTGCCACGATCATTGTGCATCAGCAGCAAGGGGTAAAGATTGGCTGATAAATCAAACGAGAGCGCGCAAGACGGTCTGGCGCGTGGTGCCGAGGTCCCGGGCAATCTCGCTCACAGTGACGCCTTGGTCGCGGCGCTGGCGAGCGATCCCTTTCTGTTCGTCGGTGAGGGCAGGCTTACGTCCGAGCGTCTTTCCCTCTGCCTTCGCGCGAGCGAGCCCTGCCTGAGTCCTTTCAATAATCAGGTCCCGTTCAAATTCAGCGACCGCCGTGATGACGCCCATGGTCATCTTTCCGGCTGGGCTAGTGAGGTCAATGCCGCCGAGGGCGAGGCAGTGGACCCTGACGCCCGTTTCAGCGAGCTTTTCAACGGTCTGTCGCACGTCCATGGCGTTACGGCCAAGCCGGTCGAGCTTCGTGACTATGAGAACGTCACCTTGCTCAAGACGGTCCAGAAGCTTCCTGAATCCAGCGCGCTCACTAGCGGGGACGCTGCCGCTGACGCACTCGCTGACGACGCGATGGCTCTCTACTTGGAAGCCAGCGCCGCTTACTTCCAGCACTTGGTTCTCGGTTGTCTGGTCGGCGGTACTGACGCGGGCATACACAAAAGTTCGGCTCATTTTTTTGCTCCTGGGGTGTCCGTTGAGGATGTCCGTATTCTGCCTCATGTACAGAATCTGTCAAGGCTAATTTTCGGACACGCAGTATTGGCATGGACGAAATCGAGCGATTGCGTACGGCTGCTTTTTTGCGCCTAGCGATCTGCGCTTAAAGCAGAACGCAATGAGGTAACGGCATGGACTTGTTTGGTAAGCCCGGCACTTCCCCGGAAGTGGCGGCAAGAGAAGCGAAGTGGGATTCGCACCGTGAGGAGTGCTTAGCGCGGTTTAACAAGGCTGTGGCGGCCAGTAAGGGCCGGGACCATCGCCTGAGCGAAGCAATCATCGAAAGCGTGCGCGCGAAGCATGGCGACAGGGCCGCAGAGATTGCTTCATCCGAATTGAAGAAAGCAATCAGGCACGAAGGAAAGACGAAGAAATGACTCCCTTGACGTATGGGTCGGTGTGCAGCGGGATCGAAGCGGCGAGCGTGGCGTGGGAGCCGCTCGGAATGAAAGCCGCATGGTTCTCGGAGATCGAAGCATTCACCAGCGCTGTGCTCAAACACCACTATCCGCATGTCCCGAATCTCGGCGACATGCGCTATATCGCCCGCCAGGTGCTTACCGGCTTGGTCGCGGCCCCTGACGTATTGGTAGGCGGAACGCCGTGCCAAGCGTTCTCTGTTGCTGGCCTGCGCGAGGGTCTCGATGACGAGCGCGGCCAGTTGACCATGACTTACATGAGGCTGTTGGATGCAATCGACTTTATTCGCGGACGATCTGGACTTGAACCCGCCATCGCGGTCTGGGAAAACGTCCCCGGTGTCCTCTCCGACAAGACCAACGCATTTGGATGCTTCCTTGCGGGGCTTGCCGGAGAAGATGTCGAACTCGTCCCGGCAGGGAAAAAATGGGCGAACGCTGGTTGTGTGTTTGGACCCAAAAGAGCAATCGCATGGCGCATCTTGGACGCCCAATATGCAGGAGTGGCCCAACGACGCCGCCGTGTGTTCGTTGTCGCAAGTGCTCGTAAGGGATTCGATCCCTCCAAATTACTTTTTGAGTTCGATGGCGTGCGCAGGGATTCTCCGCCGAGCCGCAGCACGGGGAAAGACGTTACCGGAACTCTTAGCGCGCGCACTTCAGGCGGTGGCGGGCTTGGAACCGACTTTGACATAGCAGGTGGGCTGCAGCCTGTGACGGGAACGCTGGACACGATGCGCGGCGGTGCGGATGAAAACGACGCGAAGGATGGCCGCCTGATTCCGATGATCGCCCCGCCTGTTACCCGTTCAGTTGAACGTCCCCGCGGCGATGGTATCGACCCGTTGGTGTTGTGTATGGCGCACGGGCAGGCGGGTGCCGAGATTGCCGAGGACCGCTCGCCGACGCTGACATGCAACCACGAAGCGCCGATCGTGTACGCCTTCCAGCCGCGCATAGGGCGCAACGGTCGCGGCGATATGGGCGATATCGTCAGTGCCCTGACTGCGCAGGCGGGCGAGACAGGAAAGGGCGATGCGGCGCCGTGCGTGGCTATCGCAATCCCTCTGCTGGAAATTGGCAAGCGTACCGGCGTGAGCACGACTGATCCGCGCGCAGGGCTGGGAATTGGCTCGGACGGCGACCCGATGTTCACGTTGCAGGCTGGCGCGCAGCACGGCATCGCTATGGCGTTTCAGGACCGTTTCCGTGGTGACGATGGTCGCGGCTATGGCCGTGTGCCGCCCGTGTCGGTTGAGCAGGTCGGAACGCTGGAGACGGCCAAGCCGTGGAACGTCTGCGTTACCGGCGATATCACGCACACGCTCAAGGCTGAAGGCTTTGACGCGAGCGAGGACGGCACAGGGCGCGGCCAGCCCATCGTGCCGGTGGCGGACACGCTCACGTCGTCATGGCACAACTCGAACGGCGCGACCGCTGGCAACAATGGCGGCGTCATCAATCCGATCCTGCATGGCATGCGCGTACGTCGCCTCGTGCCGATGGAGTGCGAGCGCCTGCAGGGCTTCCCCGATGGATATACGGACGTTCCCGTTCGCATGGTGAGTGCTGCGAATCAGGCGAAGGCGCGCGCCAATCCCGGCGACGACTTCATCGATATGGACGGCGTCATGTGGACGCGCCCGGCCGATGGTCCGCGTTACAAGGCGCTCGGCAACTCGATGGCCGTTCCGTGCATGGCCTTCCTTGGCCGTCGCGTGCTGGCCTATCTCAATAACGAACTCGGAAGGGGTTTTCTGTGATGCGCAAGCGTCTTCTGTCTGCTGCCGTCGCCTCGATCGGCATGGGTCGTAGCTATGGCTCGTATGGCACGTATCAATCGTTCGGTTGGCACGGTGATCCGTGCGTGCCGGTGTCGCCAACCGTCTCCAAAGAGCGCAAATGCGCGCAATGCAAGGTCGGCATCGTGACTGGCCGCCACTGCTTCAAGTGCGAAAACTCTAAGAGGAAATGAAATGAAGTTCATTCAAAAGCATCCCCTGCCAGGGCAGGGCGGCTGTAGCTCACTCAACTTGCAGCCCGGCTCAAAGATCGTCCATATCGGCCTTGAGGGTGAGCAAGCATACGCATATTTCGATGGACCTTGCTCATACAGCGCGCCCGTCTACTGGGTCGTTGAAATCGTGCGCGAGGGTCAATCGTACGGCGACAACACGGAAGTGATGGGCTCATTCGATGACCCGATGATGCCGCCGAATTCAGGAAATCGCTTATTCGTCGTGGGCCGTATCAATGGCTAAGGTCATTCAAAAATTCCTTCTTCGTCCTCGCGGGGTTGTGCATACCGAACTGCTCCCGATTGGCTCATCGGTGACGCGTATCGCCATTGAGGACGGCTCTCCGTACGCATGGGTATGGATGGACCCGGCCGCGCCGCGGGACTGGCTGGTGGACTTTCTCGTCGTCTGCACGGGGGACCAAGTAGAGGACGCCGATCTCTATTGGCCGGTCAACTCATTCGCCGCTAACGATCTGCGCGCGACCATCTGGCATGGCCTGTCTCGCTGGCGCAAACAAGTCACCACATTACTGGAGCAACACGCGCATGGCTGACAACATCGAATTAATCATGCCGCGCATGGCGAACGTCGCGGACCTCGTGCCGTACGGCCGAAACGCGCGCACGCACTCGGACGAGCAGGTCTCGCAGATTGCCGCCTCGATACGCGAGTTCGGATGGACGAACCCGATCATTCTTGGCACTGGCAATCGCATCCTCGCAGGGCACGGGCGCCGTCTGGCTGCGTTGCTCTTGCGTCTGAAGCGCGTGCCGGTCCTCGATGTCTCGCATCTGACCGACGAGCAGCAGCGCACGTACATCATTGCCGACAACAAGCTGACGCTCAACGGTGGGTGGGATCTCGAAGTGCTGAAGCTGGAAGTGCTCGAACTCGGCGCGCTCGGCGTTGACCTGGAGATTACGGGGTTCTCGGACGACGAACTGAAGGACTTGATCGATCCTGAGATTGACCCGCCAGAGGCCGAAAAGGGTGATGACGACCGTCCGACGTGCCCGCATTGCGGCCAGAAGTACAACGAGCAGCCGTAATCAAAAAAGCCCTTGAATCTGCGTTAAGCGCAGAGTAAGATCGGTCCTTGCAGCAGAAAAACCAAGGATGTACCGAGGATTCTGCTGCAGGAGACGCGAAATGTTTCGTATTGACGAACTGCCGAAGGGATTAGACGCCCTGCAGAAGGCAACCCCGAAAGACCCCGTTCCGACCGGCTGGAAGTGCCCGTCGTGCCAACGCATCAATGCGCCTGCTG